GTGGTTTTTTACAAACCGTAGAATGTATAATTAATAATCATTTTAAATGCTTGAACAAGACAGAATTATAAAGATTAACATCGAGGAGGAAATGAAGTCATCGTACATTGACTACTCTATGTCGGTCATCGTTTCGCGTGCCCTTCCGGATGTTAGAGATGGATTTAAGCCCGTTCACCGTAGAATTTTATACGGAATGATGGAATTGGGTAATACTTCAGACAAACCTTATAAGAAATCAGCCAGAATTGTTGGTGAAGTACTTGGTAAGTATCATCCTCATGGAGATTCTTCTGTTTATCTTGCAATGGTTCGTATGGCTCAGGAGTGGGCGATGCGTTATCCTTTGGTAGACGGACAGGGTAATTTTGGTTCGGTAGACGGTGATAGCCCTGCTGCTATGCGTTATACGGAGGCACGTCTTAATAAGCTGGGTGAAGCGATGATGGATGACTTGTATAAGGAAACCGTAGATTTTGAGCCTAACTTTGATAATACTTTGGTTGAACCTAAGGTTATGCCAACTCGAATTCCTAATCTTTTAGTGAATGGTGCATCTGGTATTGCCGTGGGTATGGCTACCAATATGCCTCCACATAATCTTTCTGAAGTTATAGATGCTTGTGATGCATATATTGATAATCCGGAAATTACAGTGGAAGAGTTGATGGAGTTTGTGAAAGCTCCGGATTTTCCTACAGGCGGATATATATATGGTGTAAGTGGTGTGCGTGAGGCTTATCTGACAGGTCGTGGACGTGTAGTTATGCGTGCGAGAGCTGAAATTGAAAGCGGGCAGGCACATGATAAAATTGTAATCACCGAGATTCCCTATAATGTAAATAAGGCAGAATTGATTAAGTATATCGCTGACCTTGTTAACGATAAGAAAATAGAAGGCATCTCGAATGCTAATGATGAGTCTGACCGTGATGGTATGCGTATCGTTATTGACGTAAAACGTGATGCAAATGCAAGTGTAGTGCTGAATAAACTTTATAAGATGACAGCTTTACAGACATCTTTTGGTGTGAATAATGTTGCTTTGATACACGGACGTCCAAAGACATTAAATCTGAGAGATTTAATAAAATATTTCATAGAACATAGACGCGAGGTCGTAATTCGTCGTACTCAGTTCGAACTTCGTAAAGCAAAAGAGCGGGCACATATTCTTGAAGGTTTAATTATTGCTTCGGATAATATTGATGAAGTAATTCGTATTATCCGTGCTGCTAAAACGCCCAATGATGCTATAGCAGGCTTGATAGAACGTTTCAACCTGACAGAAATTCAGTCGCGTGCTATTGTAGAAATGCGTTTGCGCCAGTTGACTGGTTTGATGCAGGATCAGCTTCATGCGGAATACGAGGAAATCATGAAGCAGATTGCTTATTTGGAAAGTATTCTGGCTGATGATGAAGTATGCCGTAAGGTAATGAAAGATGAACTGCTGGAAGTGAAAGCAAAATATGGGGATGAACGCCGTTCAGAGATTGTATATTCTTCAGAAGAGTTTAATCCGGAAGATTTCTACGCTGATGACCAAATGATTATCACCATTTCTCATATGGGATATATCAAGCGTACTCCTTTAACAGAATTCCGCGCACAGAATCGTGGTGGGGTAGGTTCTAAGGGAACAGAAACTCGTGATGAAGACTTTGTAGAGCATATTTATCCGGCTACCATGCACAATACCATGATGTTCTTTACACAAAAAGGTAAGTGTTATTGGTTGAAAGTGTATGAGATACCTGAAGGAACGAAGAACTCTAAGGGGCGTGCTATTCAGAATTTGTTGAATATTGATTCAGATGATAATGTAACGGCATATTTGCGTGTGAAGAGTTTAGAGGATTCAGAGTTCATCAATAGCCACTATGTATTATTCTGTACTAAGAAAGGTGTAATAAAGAAAACATTGTTAGAACAATATTCTCGTCCTCGCCAGAATGGTGTAAATGCTATTACGATTCGCGAAGATGACAGTGTTATCGAAGTTCGTATGACGAATGGAAATAATGAAATTATCATTGCCAACCGTAATGGACGTGCAATTCGTTTCCATGAAGCAGCAGTGCGTGTTATGGGACGTACAGCAACGGGGGTGCGTGGTATTACATTAGATAACGATGGTCAGGATGAAGTTGTGGGAATGATTTGCATTAAGGACTTGGAGACGGAATCTGTAATGGTTGTTTCTGAGCAAGGATATGGTAAACGTTCTGAAATTGAAGACTATCGTAAGACCAACCGTGGAGGTAAGGGTGTGAAAACAATGAATATTACTGAAAAAACGGGTAAATTGGTAACGATTAAATCTGTAACAGATGAAAATGATTTGATGATTATCAATAAATCCGGTATCACAATTCGTTTGAAGGTAGAAGATGTTCGTATCATGGGGCGTGCTACCCAAGGTGTCCGTTTGATTAATCTTGAAAAACGCAATGATCAGATTGGTTCAGTATGTAAAGTCATGACTGAAAGTCTTGAGGATGAAATACCGGAAGAAGAAGTAGAGGGTACTATTGTGAGTGATCCTAATACTGATGCTCCTGATATTGACAATGATGATACGTCAGATGTAAATGAGAACGAAAGTAATAACATTGAGGAATAGACATAATATTAATAATTAATCAAACAACAATCATGAAAAGAGTATTATTTTCTATGGTTTTATTGATGGCTGTTAGCTTCTCTTTTGCTCAAATGAAAAATGTAAAAGAAGCGAAGAGCATAGCTAATGACGTAAAACCTAATTTTAAGCAGGCTGAACAGCTTATTAAGGAAGCTATGAAGAATCCTGAAACAAAGGATCTTGCTGAAACATGGGATGTTGCTGGATTTATCCAGAAACGTATCAACGAAGAGCAGATGAAAAATGCTTTTTTGAGAAAACCGTATGATACATTGAAAGTGTATAATAGCATATTGAAGATGTATGAGTATTATACTAAGTGTGACGATCTGGCTCAAGTACCCAATGAAAAGGGCAAAATTAAAAACAAATATCGGAAGGCGAATGCTTCTAGTATGTTGGCCGAACGTCCGAATTTGATCAATGGTGGTATTCAATATTTTAATTTGGATAAGAATAAAGAAGCGTTGAAATTCTTCGCAACATACGTAGAGTCAGCTTCATATCCTATGTTAGCTGATAAAGAGATTGCTAAAAACGATACTCTTCTTCCGCAGATTGCTTATTATGCAACATTGGCAGCTGATAGAGTAGGTAATAAAGATGCGATTATCAAGTATGCTCCGATGGCTTTGTCAGATAAAGATGGTGGCAAGTTTGCAATGCAATTAATGGCTGATGCTTATAAAGCTAAGGGGGACACAGTAGCATGGATCAAAGCTTTGGAAGAAGGTATTCTTAAATTTCCAGGAAATGATTATTTCTTTGCCAATTTGGTTGATTATTATAATAGTTCTAATCAAGCCTCTAAGGCTATGGAGTTTGCTGACAGAATGCTGTCTAATGATCCGAATAATAAGCTGTATTTATATGTAAAGGCATATCTTTATCATAACATGAAAGAATATGATAATGCAATTGAATTCTATAAAAAGGCTATTGCTGCTGATCCGGAATATGCAGAAGCATACTCTAATGTAGGTTTAGTGTATTTGATGAAAGCGCAGGATTATGCTGATAAAGCAACGACGGATATTAATGATCCTAAGTATGCTGAAGCACAGGCTGTAGTAAAGAAGTTCTATGAAGAAGCTAAGCCTTTTTATGAGAAAGCCCGTGCTTTGAAACCAGACCAGAAAGATTTGTGGTTGCAAGGACTTTACCGTGTTTATTATAACTTGAATATGGGACCGGAATTTGAAGAAATTGATAAGATGATGAAGTAATAATTTTTTCTCCATATGAGATTAGTAAAGAAGGTCGCTTCCTTAGTGGCCTTCTTTTTGTAGATTGAAGTAGAGGGCTAATAAAACAGAAAAGGAGCAAAGTTTTATTATTTACTCCTTTTACATATTAAACATAATATTGATTATACATATCTTTGCAGTGTAATAATTAAAACACTATAAAGTTATGTCTACAAAAACTCAACAAAAAACTGCTAATTACATTGTACGCTATTCCGGTGGTATTCCCGGTTCAACTGTTAACTATCATATAGTTGTTGGCTATACTCGTTCACAGATTAAGGCTTATGCTAAAAATCTCCGTCTCCGTTACGCTGTCGTTAATGTTGCTAAGTGTGATTATACTATATAACTGGTGTTTACTATGAAAAAGTGTGAAAAGTATAACATGAAAAAAGCTTTTGAAGAAAAGCGTGATTTTGATTTTACTATTTATATGGTAATTCATTCTTCCTTTATTTCCCGTTCTACAAAGCTGATTCCCGTTCATCGCTTTACTCTCTTCGCTATTACTGTTTTGGAAGCTAGTAAGATAACTAAGTCTATCAGTGTCTTACCTCAATATGTTTGTACAATGTCTTTAATTACTGAATAATGAAATTATCTAATGACCAAATTAACCGTATAGTCCAGGCTATTGTTACTGCTATTGTTACTATTTGTAATATTATTCTAGTTTCTTCGTGTGCTGTTACTATGTCTATGAGTGTTCAAAAGAATAATTCCAGCTCTACTCAAAAAGTTGATTCCTCTGCTGATTCTCGTAATGATTCTACGCATCTTGATTTATCGCCAAATTTCTAATTATGTTACAAAATCCTTTTTGTAAGTGCTTGTATCCTAAACGTATAACTAATCCTTATACGCATGAATCTATGGTAGTTCCTTGTGGACATTGTGAAGCCTGTACTCTTGCTAAAAACTCCCGTTATGCCTTCCAATGTGATTTGGAAAGTTATGTTTCTAAGCATACCCTATTTATTACTCTTACTTATGCTAATCGCTTTATTCCTCGTGCGACTATTGTTGATTCTCTTGAGCGTCCGTTTGGTAATGATTTAGTAGATAAGGAAACGGGTGAAATTCTTGGTGCTGCTGATTACTTAATAAATTCTATCTTTTTGGTGATGTCCCCTATTTGCGAAAAACTGATTTACAATTATTTTTTAAAAGATTTCGTTATTATGTCTCTAAAAAACTCCCCTGTGAAAAAGTGCGTTACTTTGCCGTTGGCGAATACGGACCCGTACACTTCCGCCCGCATTATCATATCTTATTATTCCTCCAATCGGATGAAGCGTTATCGGTATGTTCAGAGGCTTTATCTCAAGCATGGTCTTTTGGTCGTATCGATTGTCAAGTCTCCAAAGGTAAATGTTCATCGTACGTTGCGTCATATGTTAATAGCTCTTGCACTATACCTAAAGTTTTTAAAATACGTTCCGTCAGTCCGTTCTGCGTTCATTCTCAGAAATTGGGTCAGAAGTTTCTTGTTTGTGAACGAGAAAAAATATACTCGCTTACC